TTTAATATCTTCTTCACTTTGTTGTAATATGTTTTTCCGTACCCATTCTATAGAATAGTACTTACCTATGTAGTCATCTATCTGACTTAACATATCTAATCTATCTCTCATTACTTCACCGTCTTTTAATTCGGTGAAGTGTGAATCTTTTAGCCAACGATATGCGATTTTTTCACTGATTGTCTGCCAATCTTCCTCTGTGATTATACCCTTCAATACAAGTTGGACTCTTAGTAATTGCTGAAATAACTCTGAGAATTTATTTCTAAGTCGTTCAATAAACTTGAAGAATTTCAATTCATCTCTTGTAATTTCGGAAGACCTTCCCATATTAAATCCATTGTCTGCCTCAAGACGACTGCTTGGAACATTTAAGGACAAGTATAGTTTCTTCTTAAAGTACTCTACATCATCCATCTCGCCTAGATTTTGTCCACCGTCAAGTGTAGAAATCTCTGTTCCTCGTCCACCATCTTTTCGTGGTAGCCAATAATCTTCCATCATGGACATATGCTTTTTGTCATCACGCATTTCTCCAGTGCTGGCATCATATACCATTTTATTTCTATAACGATTCATAATATCACGAAGATATTGTTCTGCTTTATTCTTCGGAAGATTACCGACATCAATATAGAAGATTCTTCGTTCTGGGGCTCTAGAAATTCTATAAATGACCACTGCATCCTCAATCATGCGTAATTGGTTGAGTGGTTTAATTGCCTTTTGTAAAAATCCAAATACCCGTCTACGAGTTGCATCATACATTCCTGAATGAACATAGCAAATTGAATCTGGTGCTACTTTAATACCCTCTGTTGTGGTAGGGTCTTTATCTCGTTCACTGTAGACATAAAATTCTTCTACACTATCTACAATATCGAATCGTGACATTTCTGTGCCTACTGGTTTCTTTTCTATCTTTTTAATTTTTCTAATTTTGGTAGGGTCTATTGACCGAAGTTCCTGAATACCTTTTTTAGAAGCATTATCGTCAATCATTATATGATAGTAAATCCTAGAATCGATATACCATCGTCTGAAAATATCATACCCTCTATCTTTAAATTTAAGAAGTTTTAGGATTTCTTCAAACTCTGTTTGCATTTTATCTTTGATTGTATCAGAATAATCAAGGTCGTCTAATATAAGTTGAACAGGACTTTTCTGTTCATCGTATACTATTGCATCGTTTACTATATCGTCTACTGCAATTTCAATTTCTGGATGCAGTGACATGTCCCTGTATTTGTTGATTAAATCAATGTCACTTTTAATAGTTCCATTGAAATCAACATAAGAACCGTAAAAACCACCAGCCTCAATAACGGCAGCACCATCATCTGTATCTGGTGGAACAAAAGATTTTAAATTCTTGTTCTCAGAGGTGCCCTGCATTGACGCAGGTGCTTTTCCTCTTTTCCCTAATCTAAATCCGAATATATCAATTGGCATTGCACTTTCCTTTCATAATAATAATTTTTCCAACTAATTCCTTACACTTCTATATATCATCCCGCTTTAACTGGTGGTTTTCCATCGGTAGTACCATCTGAAGCAGTCCAATATGTATACTGTAATGTCACAGTAAATTCGTGAATAGTATCAGTGGTTTCGTATGAAACATCCATTGCAGATAGTTCTGTCGGGAAACAATTTACCATCCTATATGCATGAAGTGATTTACCGTCACGACCAAGTTGTGAAATCTCCCAATCTTCATAAATACCAACGGCATTGCCAGGTCTGTGGTGGTCATCTGTGCTTATATTACCCTCATGTGTATTTATTTTAGACATCCACTTTTCAAAGGCATTTCTAAGTTCAAACTTACCATCGGAAATGACTGTAAGAGTCCATTCTGCAAAAGTCCTATCTCCGGGGATTTTAATCTTTCTACCTTTGTATGGTACTTCTATAATACCAACAGTAGAAGCAGGAAGTGATGCCGCCTTAATTAAGAATGTTGTTCCTGCGGGACTTACGCCTCCAATTGAACCTTTCACTTCAAAAAGGTGTGGTCTTACTCCACCGCCAGTTAGGTTTGTTGTGAATTTATCTATATTCATTTTTTTTAAACTCCTTAAAGTCTTTTATTATTATTATGCATCACATACCCCGAAGGGTATGTACACATATTTCTATTATTTTTATCCACCAACTTCAGAGAAATCAACACCTGTTGGAGTTGCAATGAAATTTAGAGTAATGAAGTTGATTGCTCTTGCAGGTTTGATATAAAGGTCAGCAACGAATTCGTTTCTGTCAATCACACTACCTGGATTATTACTTTCGTCACATACAACCTTGAAGTCGTAAATGCCTCGTCTTGCTTGAACATCTCGCAAGAAAGGAACTACCATATTTCTGAATTGTGAACGAGTAAACTCGTCATTAAACTCGAATAGTGAGAATTTAGCGGCTGTTGCGATTGCTTTTTCAAGAACAATAAACAATCTACGAACATTTATTCGGTCGAATGCACTTGGTTTTGATTGCAATGTCTTGTCACCGTAAAGAACCACACCTTCACCTGGGAATGCGACCACTGGGTTGATTTGGTCTACATAAAGGTCATCTCTGTGTGCCTTCTTAGGATTGAATGCAAGTTTAACTACACCCTTGATTTGTCCACGACTGAATCCAGCGGGACTCCACCATGCATCTTGTTCTACTTCTGACCTTGCGATTAGTCCACCGATGTCACCGTTTAGTGGGACATATCGATAGACATCATTGTATCGGTCATATTGATACTTAAAACCACTGTCAAGAACTGCATATGAACTGGACTTGTTTAGTGTTTGGTTTCTAAAATTACGAATATTTTCAAGTGCCTGTGATGCAGTCTTATTCTTTACAAGATTTGCCGCTGCGGCACCAGTTGAACCCGATGTCGGTGAAAGGAGTGCAATGCAATCTTTTCGTCTATCACAAAGGTCGATGAGCAATCGTTGAATTGTTGCACTTGCCTCACCAGAAAGTAGTAGAGATACATCTACACTTTCTGCATCTTCAAACTCTGCCCATCCTTTTGTATAGATGTCACCATCTGATGGGTATGCATCTAATCCACCTGCTAATGATGTGGATATTGATGCAGTAAAATGTTGACCAGCGACATTGCCATCACCAGTAATGTTTGCGAATGTATTATTTGCTTTAGTTGTAGTTGTAATACCGGCTAAATCATAGTCTGCCCAAATATATCGTGATTCCTGATTGATAACATCTTTATAGAAATTACCAGAACCATCATATTTGATTGCATCTGTTGCTTTTGAAACATTTTCAAATCTTTCAAGAATAGTACCTTTTGTGCCAGAAAATTCTCCGTCTTCGTCTATGACAAGAATATTCATTGCATCATTTGTGCCACCTGCACTTGCGACATCTTCTGTTGTCGTAGGGACTGTAAGGAATGCTGACTTAGAATTTTGTCGTATAATGCCGAAACTTGTTCCTGCTGGAACACTGTCACGGAACGGTGAAGTGATTATAATATCCGCAGATACGCCTGTTACATCATTTTCTAATGTTACAACAACTCGTCCACCGCCACCAGAACCAAAGAATTGTATTTGGTCACCTGCACTGGCTCCGAGTGTTGTATAATTGGTATCGCCACCACTGTTGCCGTTGGTAATGGAGAATGATAAATCACCGACTGCAATTGCAGTCAGTTTTGTCGATTGCAAACCATCGGCACCAGTCACCAATCCACCTGTTGCGCCTTTGCTTCCATCATCGTCAAAAACATGCACGGCAAGACTATTTCCAAGTACTCCTGGATATTTTGCAAGGAATGTATTATCACCACCTGCATCTTGTACCGTACCGTACCAATGTTCGTCATTTTTTACTAACGCCACTGTGCCGTCACCGGCATTCACTGCTGTGGATGTATCCACTACACGAACAACTTGGAGATTATTTGAATATCCTAGAAAATTTGCACATGTGAAAAATGAATTTGCGTATGTGTTGTCAGGTTTCCAAAATGTATTTACGAGGTCATCCTCTGATACGACATTTGTTCGTACTTCGCATGGACCCCATTTAAATGGTCCTGCGAATGCGGCTTGCGTTGTTGCAACCGCAGGAACAATTGTTGTGAGGTCAATCTCTTTTACATTTACACCCGGGCTTACTTGAAATCCCATTATATTTCTCCTTAATGATTAGGTCTGTTTATTTTTTAAAATCAATTACAAATTTGATTGTTTATTGCTGTGGTTTTGTCTGAATTATTTATATAAACCCATAGTTTGACTCGTTATCATCATCGGCAGAGAACCATGCCTGACCTTCGCTATCAACCTCAAAACCTTCGTCTTTGCCGTCATCTATTATTCCAAATGGTGTCATGTCCTGTTCCAGTTGTCCTAATTGGTCTTCATATAAACTCTTTCGTATATCGACATCTCTCAACTCTTTAAAATACGGCTGAGTCGTCACCCATGCAAACAATACCAATGTCATCACTAAATCGTCATGATGTCCGGCATCTGCTTCAAATGATTGTCGTTTTGCAATAAATGTAGTCAATTCAGTTATTGTGTCGAAATCTTCTATTAATAGTTTATCTTCTTCTATTAAACTTTTTAAATTAGAACATCCAAGTTTCTTTACCGCAGATGTTGTTCTCATTCCGACTTGAGAACCACCCCTGCCAAATCCACCGTCCAGGCATTGACCTTTTCTTCCTCTAATTGTGGTACTCATTAGGTTATCATATTCCATATCGGCATGTAGGATATCGGCAACCTGTCCACCAATATCATTAATTTCTACCATGACATAGGCATTGTTATATTGTTTGGCAACTGCGACTATTGGAGTAGGAAACACCATAGGGGAAATTTGATTATTTTTATATGTTGCGACCAATTTATATGGCACTTCTGTAACATCTATTACAGTAAAGGCATGGAAATCTTTACCCTGCCCTCTTGACACATCCACGCCTATAAAATATACATGGTCTTTTTCTGGTTCATTGTATATTTTCAATCCTTCATCATTTTTATACATTGGTGTTCTTTGTGCCAAACATTTCAATTTATAGGAAGAAATCAGAGTGGCACTCGAGCCAATGAAATCGCAGTCGAATTCGCCGGCGAACTGTTCTTCGGATGTGTTTGCGATGGTTTGTTTTTTCCATTCGGCATCTCGTCCGGGAACTTGACTCCAATGTACTTCAATTGGCACATATTCATTTCTTCCTTCAAGAGCATCCGTCCAGAATCGGTAAAACATATTCATTCCTTTTGGAGTAGACACAATAAGAACTTTTGTTGTTTGTCCTGAAGATATTGTTGGATAAACTGAACTAAAGAATTCTTCTGCAACACCCTCTGGAACATAGGCAAATTCATCAAGGAAAATCATATTGAACGAACCACCACGAACTGCACTCGATGAAGTTGCGGAGGCAAGAATCTTTGAGCCATTCTCTAATTCAATAGAACCTTTGTTCCATTCTACAATTCCCTGTTGCATCCAGTTAGGAAGATATTCATACGCTAATTTCAATCTATAGAGCAATTCCCTTGCTGTTGCAAGTTTGTTCGCAAGAATGGCAACATTTACATCCTGATTGAACAGAACATAATGTAACAGATAGGAAATCATTGTTGTAGATTTACCTGTCTGTCGGGGGAACTTTGCAATGACAAAACGATTGTTATGAACTTTATCAATCATATCCTCTTGAAAATCCCACATTTCAAAGGGGACAAGTCCTTCGTCAAGAGAAACAATCTTAATATATTTCTTAATAAAATAAACAGGGTCTTTGGAACATTTAAGATATTCCTTTACCTGTTCCTCTGTAAAATCTACATGGACACCAGCCGCTTTTAGATTGGAATTTCCTAGATATTTTTCACTATTTTTTCTACTGGTCATTTTCTACTACTTCGGCATCAATGACATCATGTGTAATTCTTCTCGAAGAACTTCTTGATTGATTTACCAAATCTTGCAATTCCTTTGTCGAACCAACATAAATGGCATTGGTCGTATTTGAAATGTTATTATTAATAGTTTCTTGTATTTTTATATCTTTTAATTTCTTATGAAGGTCTATTAAATCTTTATTTGCTTCTGCGACAGTTTTAATCATTTGTGCCGCTACTTCATATGCCCGTGGTTGGTCGCCTTCTTGTGCGACCTCAAGAATACCATCGATGGCATCATTACCTTTACTAATAATATCTTTTAAGTTTTTACGAAC